TGCTCGCTGAAAGTCATATCAGCATTCACACTTGGCCAGAGTTGGGCATGGCAGTGTGCGACATTTTCACCTGTGGGGATCACACGAAACCCAAGGAGGGTGTAAAATACATGAAGATGATGCTTGATGCTAAAAGCATTGTCAGTAAATCGTTTACGAGACCTTTGGAATGAGTAAAGAGTTTTTGTGGGTGGAGAAATACCGCCCCAACATTGTTGAAGATTGTATCCTCCCTGCAAGCACTAAGGAAGTGTTTCAGGGTTTTGTTAACCAAGGGGAACTGCCTAACCTGCTGCTGAGTGGCACTGCAGGTGTGGGTAAAACTACCATCGCTAAGGCGTTGTGTGAAGAGATTGGTGCCTCTTACATCGTCATCAATGGATCTGATGAAGGGCGTTTCCTAGACACGGTGCGTAATCGCATCCGCCAGTTCGCTAGCACCGTCTCCCTGACCTCTGGAGCGTCCCACAAGGTCGTTATCATTGATGAGGCAGACAACACCACTAACGATGTCCAGCTGTCCCTCAGGACCGCTGTAGAAGAGTTCCATACGAACTGCCGCTTCATCTTCACCTGTAACTTCATCAATAAGATCATTGAACCTCTTCATTCGCGGTGTACTGTTGTTGACTTCAGGATCAAACCTGAACAAGCAGTTAAACTGCAAGGTGAATTTTTCACTCGTTTGAAATCTATTCTCGTTCATGAACAAGTTCAGTTTGAGGACAAGGTTCTTGCTAAGCTTGTCCGTAGGTATTATCCTGATTGGCGTAGGCTTATTAACGAGTGCCAGCGGTATGCCGCTACTGGTGCTATTACGTCTGCTATCCTTGTGGACGTTGCTGATGTTAATCTGGATACACTTCTTGCGTCCCTGAAGAAGAAAGAGTTTACTAATGTCAAGAACTGGGTTGTCCAACACATGGACAATGACCCCAGCATGGTGATGCGTAAGATCTATGACAGCATCTATGGTGTCTTGAAACCTGCTTCTATTCCTGAGGCAGTTCTTATCATTGCCAAGTACATGCGTGACATTCAGATTGTCCCTGATCAGGAAATCAACATGCTGGCATGTCTTACTGAAATTATGATGAGTTGTGAATTCAAATGAAAAAACCAGTAGCTCCAGATTGGTTGCAGGAAGCAGTTAAAAACTGTAAGAATATTAATGAACTTGATCCATCTACGCAAAAAGCAGTGCGTAGATTTATAAGGGAGTGTAACAAATGGGAAAGAGGTGGTCTTACTGTTAAAGATTATCAAGCAAAAAGAAAACTAGAACGGGAACAAGAAGCACGAGAATTTGAAGACAAGAGAACTCAATCTTGGCTTGATTCTGATGAAGAGCAGTTTAAAGAACTTCTCTTAGATCAAGCAAACACTATTGATTGGGACTGGGGTGGTGGATGTAAATACTGTGGATGCCAAAGTTTACGCATTGTAAAAACACCACATCTTACCCATTGGGGAAAATACATGTGTAATCTATGTAACCGATATAATGATTGGATACCAAAACCAAAAGAAGGAGAAGTTCCTTTTGTTGATAAATCTAAAACTATAGGTTGTGAATTTAAGTAAAAACTTTTATAAATAGACACACGGGATTGTACACACTCACACTCCCACAATGACCAATTACCAGTAAAGAATAATGTCTAACGCTTATGAGTTGCGTTTGCAACTTTTTCAAGAAGCCCGCGAGTATCTCGTGGCACAATTTGATAGGGATGTCCTTGAATGGCAACGACAAGAACAAGAAAAATGTGATATCCAAACCAAGTATGATGCAGACTACTATAGGTGGGATGCACTTAGAGAAGAAGGAAAAGCATCAGCAGTAAACTGTCCTATCTGTCCAGAACCAATCAAACTCCCAGAGTATCCTAAGTATCCTACTAAGGAAGAAATTCTTGCAATGGCAGAATTTATTAGAGACTTTACTAACGACAAGGGGGTTTGAAAAATGGTTAATGTATGGGGAGAGGAAATAATGAAACCTCTAATTAGATATCAAAAAGAAATTCCTAACTATTACGTTACCAAAGACGGAAGAGCGTACAACCGCAAGACAGATAAGTTTATGAAACCTTCTCCTTCTACCGCAAACAGAGCAGATGGAACTAGAGTTGTGGTAAAGTATCGTTGGGACGTTAACTTTGAAGAAGGTCTTTATGAAGACTATGTACATCGTCACAAAAAAGGTATGCCAGAAGGTATTCTTACAATGACACTTCCATGTCATCGTGCTGTTGCAGAAACCTGGATGCCTATCGATGATTTTCCTCCTGCATCTATTGCACCTTACTGGGATAGTCTTCCAGAACCTGTAAAGCAATGGGTTAGAGATACAGCGGTGGTTGATCACATCGATGACAACCCTGCTAACAATCATGTGGATAACCTTCGTTGGGTTGTCCCTAAAGATAACGAAGCGAGCAGAAAAAAGTATGAGTTTGCTAAACTTTCTGGAGAAGGATCCGAAAACACTAATGATGGAGGAGATGCTTGAACGCCTTGAAAAAGAACCTGAAAAACAATACAAGTGGATACGTGAAAACCACACCAGAAAACGTAGCAGAAGCAAATGAAGCATTGTTTCGTGCTACAATGAACCTACCTGCTGCTGCCGCTCACTGTGGCATGACGCATAAGGAAATGAAACTGACCTTTTGGGAATACCTAAAATATCATGACAAAGACTTTGAAATCCCTGAAAACACCATTGCGCTACCCAGGCGGGAAGAGTAGAGCAATTACTAAACTCTTTCAGTATTTTCCTGATCTGAAAAACTATACTGACTACCATGAACCTTTTCTTGGTGGTGGTTCGGTGGCACTTGAGGTTACCAAAAGATATCCTCATTTGAATATCTGGGTCAACGATCTTTACGAACCACTTTATAATTTCTGGCGCGAACTACAGGACCACGGCAATGAAATTGCGGACATACTCATCCAACTTAAACAAAGGCACTGTGACCATAGTTCCGCAAGGAAACTATTTCTTGACGCCAAGGAGTATCTTGGGAGACCTGTGGAAGACACTGAAAATATCCATCGTGCTGTTTCCTTCTATGTGGTTAATAAGTGTTCTTTCTCTGGGCTTTCAGAAAGCTCCTCTTTCTCCAAGCAAGCAAGCGACAGTAACTTCTCCCTTGCAGGTATCGAGCGACTGCGCGAATACCAAAAACTAATTGGCAATTGGAAAATTACTAACAAGTCCTATGAATACCTCCTTAGCGATGAGAAGTCAGTCTTCACCTACCTTGATCCCCCCTATGAAATTGGATCTAATCTATATGGAAAGCGGGGCAATATGCACAGCGGGTTCAACCACGACTTTTTTGCTGTCAAGTGTGATAGGTTTGTTGGTCCTCAATGTATATCTTATAACTCGTCTCAACTCATTCGTGAGAGGTTTGAAGGGTGGACAGCAGCAGAATTTGCACACACCTACACAATGCGATCAGTAGGGAGTTATAATACTGATCAAGCGTCTCGCAAGGAACTCGTCCTTACTAACTATGAAGCATGAAGTCAAACTCTACGTCTCGGGCAGGGTCTTTACTGAAGAGGTCTATGCCCGCAACTATCAGGAAGCACGGGAAGTTGCTCTTGCTCGCAACCCCAACGCTAAAGTTATCGGTGTGACCGCTAAACTAAACTAATGTGGAGAATTTGGGCGAAGGCATTAGGGGAGAAGCATGGACGAACAGATAGAGAAGCAGATATTATTGCTGGCATACGCACCCTTATTTTTATTTCTTACTTGGCTACCAACCTTTTTATTATTAGTGGAGTGATTAGACACTGGAATGACATACCAACTAAAAGACTACCTGTACTCGATCAACCAATCTAAACGGAGTATCTTGGATGATGATACTGATGCTGAGCGAGGTTATCCTCCTTACATTGTTAACAGGTGCCTCAGTTCTTTCACTGACACTATCCTTTATGTCAATGAGATGAACAAAAACCCGCATCTTCCTAAGAAGATGCAATATGATTTTTTACTAAATAGTGTCAAACCGAGGAAGCGTTTCTCTCCTTGGGCGAAAAAAGATTCTATTGATTATCTTGAAGTAGTAAAAGAGTATTATGGTTATAATGACGATAAAGCTCTCCAAGCACTCAGGGTTCTCACCAAGGATCAACTAGATCATATTACAAAGGTATTGAATAAAGGTGGAAAAAGATGAGTGTTGAAACTGAAATCCAGTGGAAGCAAACTGATATGGTCGAAGTGGTTTTGAATGAACCCGACGACTTCCTCAAGGTGAGAGAAACTCTGACTAGAATTGGAGTGGCATCGCGCAAAGAGAAGAAGATCTATCAGTCGTGCCATATCCTACACAAACAAGGTAAGTATTATATCGTTCACTTCAAAGAGTTGTTTGCTCTTGACGGTAAGAATACTAACTTGTCTCTGAATGACGTTCAGCGTCGTAATCGTATTGTCCAGTTGCTTAGTGACTGGGGACTTATCTCAGTTGTAAATGTCGATAAGATTGCCGACCTTGCTCCTCTCAACCAGATCAAAGTTCTCTCGTTCAAGGAGAAGAATGACTGGACTCTAGAGAGTAAGTATAATATTGGACGTAAGAAGGTAGAGGTTGTTGACTGATAGCATCAATAAACTTGTTATAAAAAATGTAACCTGTGACGGAAAACTTCACAGGTGGAAAACATGGAAACCTAATACCCCTTTCGCTCCACAAATAGATGTTCATTTGTATCATGATTCTATAAGTTTATCTTTGACTGATAAACTTATAGAACTAATTTGTTTACAAAATATTGGTGAATATCGTAATGGTGCTTGGGAAAAATATAATATTTTTTCTATAAAAAATAATTCCATAGATGAGCTAAAAAATATTATATGGGATAGTTATCTTGACTATTGCGAGTCAATTGAAGTAGAACCATATGATAGAGATTATATTCTAATAAGAGGATGGGCAGTTAGATTGGATGATAAAGACGAAGTGGGAATGCATTCACATTCACTTCATGAGAATACTTTTATCAGTGGAAATATATCTCTAACAGATAATAAAACCACAACAGATTATTGGATACCGTTGTTTAGTCTTTATCATGGATTTTATGAATGTGATAATATCCCAGGTAAGATGACCTTATTTCCTTCGTGGGTTCAACATAGAGTTGTTCCAAACAATTCTGGCAAACGAAGATACTCCCTAGCATTTGATCTGTTCACAAAACAGAGTATTGATTATGTAATAGAAACTAATACACAAGAAACAGATTCTGGAAAAATTATATTATTGTCTGTTCCGTTATGAAACCTAATTTATCCCACAACGTTAGAATTGTCCATACAATTACTGGTGAGTATTTGGTCTGTGATATTACTCAGATTAAAGAAGAAAATCAATTTCTAGGATATAGATTGTTATATCCATTGAAGTTGATTATATCTGAAGATTCTGGAGATGGTACTTTGACTGTAAATTATAGACGTTGGAATCCGTTCACTCCATATGAAGACTATAGAATATCTCCACAAGCAATCATATCTGTAATGCCACCAGAAAAAGATGTTCTTATAAATTATGTAAAACAATTAAAAGATGGTGGGGCAGATTTGTCTTTTCTTCCTGATGGAGGAAAGGAATTTTTAGAGTAAACCGTAATGTTCATGCGGGTTTTCACAACTCTCAACATTTAGTGTTATCATTATAAGTAATAATGTGATGCCTAACGGGTCACATGTACACGTCGCTTATTCAAGGACAATGGTAAACATTAACTGGGAACACTATACCCCTTACTCAATTGGATTCGATGAAACGTTCAGCAGATTGGAAGCTCTTGCGGGAGGTGGATCAAATTACCCACCTTACAATGTTGTGGACGGAAGTGATGGCAGAACCTTACTTGAGGTCGCTCTGGCTGGATTCGCAAGCGAAGATATTGAAGTCGAGACTGAACGAAATGTTCTAACGGTTTCTGCTCGCAAAGCACCACCAGATAAAGAAAGGAAATATTCCCACAAAGGAATATCCTACAGAACATTCTCACGCAACTGGCAGATGGCAGATGATGTAGAAGTTGAAGATGTGAAATTTGTAGATGGATTATTGACAATTACATTGATGAAGCAACTGCCAGAGAAACAGAAGCGTAAGAAGTGGTTCTAAATAATAATGAAGGGGACTTGACGGTCCCCTTTTTTGATGGTAAACTTAGATCAAACTCATAATAACTATGGCAGTATCAGTAGTCACACTAAAGACTGGTGATCGCATCATTACCGAGTTGAAAGAGATCTTCGATGGAGAAGGTGAAGACAAGCGTGGCGTTTGCCTTCTCATGGAAGATCCTTACATTCTCAACCTTGATGGCGCAACACCAC